ATTTATTGGAGAACAAAATGGATTTCCGAGTATTGCGATGCGGCATCAAGCATTTAAACTTCGTTTGGAACTCAGAACTCTAGAAGAGATTGTAGAATCATCCGGTGATACAGCGGCAACTCCGTGGCTGCTTCCAAGTATGAAATACGGCCTCAAGACATTTAAACCTCTTTTAAAAACGGCAATCGCATCCCCTACTCTTCAACTTGAAACACGGCACATATATACGGATGGTGAATCTCAAATGGCTTTACGAAAAGCTATGATTGAGATTCCATTTAATCGCGCATATGAGAATAAATTCACAATTGGTCCTACAGATTATTCTCCTCTTACAAACGGTGTCGCAGCATATGTAACACGACGCGTAGATGCGCAACATCCGGCCGCGCGTCTTTTATGGTATATTCGCACACAAAATGATTTACGAGCGGGTAGGCGATGGAGATTTTCCCCAAGTCTTACGACTGAATACTACGCAGCTCAATCGCTTATTATAGCTGGGCGAGATCGTGAGACGATGTTTACACCATTTATATGGAATACACTCACACATCACGCAAAAGAGGACCGTGATCCTGGGGCAGGATTCGGTGAAATGTCGTGGAATCTGGGTGATATTCGTGGACCGCATGAGTATCAACCAGAAGGTTCTGTGAATTTTACAACAGCTGATAAGCCGACAATATATACGAGTCTTGCTGCCACTCCAAATGATACACGACTGGGAGGACCTAGTACAGAAATGGTAGTAGTGATTGATACCTGGGCAATATATATACTTGATAAGGATAGAGGATATTTGAAATACGGGAACTAAATAGGCCACCTAAAGCTAACGCTCCACTAATATATAGGACAATGCAGACACTTCGGATGAGCGGATGGCTTTCTGCAAAAGTAGATGATCTCAAAACCGCTACTGCTGCTGATATAAACTCGGAAGATCTTGGAAATATTGACCATTACTACAATCTGATGGGTTCCGACGCACCTATAGCTACTATTCTATATGTGGCAAAACGAGATATATATGAGGGTCAGGAAACAATGTATCTTTTAAAGTCAACAAATATGCCGCATACGTATGACATCTATAATAACAAACTTACTCCTTATTGTATCAAAGTGCCTGACACGAATCTACATTCTGCGCAGATTCACGCGCGTGGATACGGAGCTATTCTTCCTTTTATGTATAATCGTGGAGTACATAATATTCAGTGGGAAAATACCGATGGAACTTTCTCACAGATTATTACTGATGTAGATGCTCAAATAAACGCAGCGAAATCTTCCACAGATGATGTGAATCTGCCAAAGCCGAGTTATACGAAAGATATGGCAACATTGGGGCGTGGAGTTCAGCGTTTTCATTGCGATACACAACTCTGGGGTGCTAGTACAGTACAGCTCTTTAAAGATTTGGGTATTAAGACTTGGGAAGTGGCTATTAATCCGAGTTTTAATAATCGCGAAGATCTTGTTGGGTCTTCACGACAATTTCAGCATTTTCTTGAGTGTCTACAAACACAATTTGAAGATGCTATTCATGCAAAAAAGTTAAGAATAGTGGGAGTCTTTGAAGATAAGCTATATGAATCCCCTTTTTGTTTTCACAAGGAGAATACGGAGGCATTTAATGATATTGATGTACCTATTACGACATCTGGGCGTTATAATCTGTTGGACGAATTTTCAGTAGAGTGTATGGCGATTGAGACAGTGGAGCCTTCTACGAATCCATTTCTTGTTTCGCGTTATACCAAGAAAACGACAGGAGAAGTTACTTTCTACAAATGGACAAATGCTGGTGGAAATGGAAACTATAAGTCCCAGCTTCTTGCAGAGCCTTTGGGGAACTTTATTCCTGATTTTACTATTACATATGGACGCTCAGAGAATGCCAAGCGTTATGCGGATGTCTTGCGCACTTTGCCAAAAGAAGAACGTCACGCACTTCAATATGATTCTATTGAGAAGTATGCCGATGGTGTATATGTCTCTGTGAGTGGTATGCGTATAGCATTGAAACCCATTGAAGCAGGTGGAAAGAAAGTTGCAAATACAATGGATCATTCCGAGCAGCGAATGTTTCTTGATGTGAAAACAAAGCGTATGAAGAAACACATACATCTTCAAGATTGGAAAGAAAACTCGCGTTTTACAAATATATCAAAGCCTTTAGAGAATCCTTTGATTTTTGCAGTACAGGCAATGCAGTGTTTCCAGAGTCGTGCATTCAAGTCACTGCCTAAAATGAATGCGCGAACAGAAGAACAATTTATTGATACACTTGGCTCAAGTGCAGCGGCTACTGGAGATGCAGGAGCTGCCACGGATGGACGTAATCTAGAAGCTCAGTTTGGTCGCTTAATGGAACGAGAATTTCCAAGTATGGAACATATTATAGGAGATCAAACTATTAAACGCGATATTTTAGAACTTCCTCTAAACTCGGAAGGTAATCAGGCAATTGATACACTGCATTGTGCTCAAGAAGAGAATCTTTGGATAGCTACTCAAGTAAAAACGGGTGAACGCGATAAGGAAGATGCATTTCACAACTTTGTAAATACATTCCGTCTTTTACGAGAGCGAGCTCTTGCTGCGGGATCACGTTGTTTCGGTATCTTGATTCATTATAAGGGATTGAAAAAGGATTCGGCATATGAAATCCTTTCTAAAGAACCTGGCTTGTCGGTAGTTTCGCGTGTAACAGGAGAATCAAAAGAAGAATTTGAATCACGGTGTTTTGAGCACGTTCGTAAGATTATAAAATTTTATTAATCTGGTCTAAACAAAAAACCAGGACGGTAATCAGGAGATGTCATCGGGTCCGACAGTAAAAGATGTAAGCTCGTATTTGAAAAAAACTTTCACTTTAGAGAAATTCTCTACAGGTGAGGGTGCGAGTTTTAGTGGAGGTCGTTCTTACGGCATAAAAACTGCTATCGATAGTACGTGGGGAGGTACTCCTAGTCCTACTACTCCTACTACTCCTACTACTCCTACTACTGCTCCTGCTCCTGCCCCTACTGCTCCTACTGCCCCTAGTGGCCGTTCTATCACATATTTTGGCGGAAAATCATCTGTCGCAACTCCTATAACTGCTACTGCCGCGCAGAATATTGCTACATCATATGACGCTTCTACAGAAACAGCAAAACGACCTCTAGGAACAATAGTAACTCTTTTAGATCTAACAAATCGCGACCTCCAAGAAAACGATTTATTTCCATTAAAATCCGAAATCACGTGGTTTACTCGTGATACGGAACGGCGTGTTCTTACATTTACTCCTACTGTACAAGAAATACCTCTTCGTGGTCCAGGAGCATTTGGACAACGTTTTTCATTTGATATAGGATCTATTCTTGTAGGCGATCTTCTAATAGGAGCAGCTCTTCAAATACGTTTATCTCATTGGCTTGAAGCACAGGCACAACTTCTATATCAAGCTGGAAAGATTACATACGATGATGTGCCGGCTGCGTGGGAATATGCAAATAGTCTTGGAACTGCCATTATTCAACAGGCCGAACTCGAAGTGGATGGCAAAACGTTGGAAACGATTGATGGAGATTTTATTAATGTATTTAACATTTTATATGCAGATTATAATCAACAATTTGGTGTTTCATACGATCATCTCGGTCGTATTCCAATCTCTATTCTTTTGACACAGCAAGCTCCACGATTTCTTCCTACAGAGGATGGAACTTTAAATTGTCTACTTCCCTTTTTTTTCATGCGTTCAAAACGACAAGATGCTCTTCCATTGATTGCGATTCGTGAAGGACTTGTAAAAATACATATTACATTGAGACCCTTTGAAGAGTGTGTCCGCCAGCTTCGTGGATATAGAGATTCGTGTAATGCAACACCTCTAAATCAAACCTTAGCATTTCATAATGGAACAACGGAAGTTTCATATCCTACAGTTGCGAATCCACCCCCATTTAAATTCATTCAACTTCTTACACAGGGTGCTATAGTAAATGGACCATTTCGTCAGCGTATGCTCCACGACCCTTTTGAGATTCTACACCGCGAACTTCAAACATTTTATTTTGAAGAACCATTGAAATATTCGATTGGAAAACGAAGTGTTGATACGATTCGTATCCAACTACCATTGGAGGCGAATCATCCTATTGAGGAAATAGTATGGTTTATACGAAGGCGTGGAGTTCGTGATAATAATGCTTGGACAAACTATTCATCTGTTCTAGAAGCTGAATGGGATGTAAGAGCAGCTCGTCAACCTCTTCTTCAGAATGCGATCCTACAGGCAAATGGAACAACTATCTGTGATGCAGATGAACAGTATTACCGGCAACTTATAGCTAGTGCGCATAAGGGAGGTGCGGCTGCATATAATAACTTTATTTATGGATATCCGTTTGCAAAGACACCTGGAGAACATCAGCCAAGTGGATCCTTTAATGCGAGTCGTGTAAGTTCATTACGGTTGATTTTAGATGTGAAACCACCAGGTGGTATTTTAGATGGAAACTGGGAAGTCAAAGTATTTTGTATAGCTCTTAACTGGCTGCGATTTGAAAATGGTATTGCAAACCCTATGTTTGAGGATTAAATCTACAGTATATATAGAACTACATCAATGCAAAACTATGTAACAAATGTAGCGGCTGCGGTATCAGGATATGAAGGATTTAGTTCAAACCACCCAGACGCAACAGTGCTTTATAGAACATCGTTACTATTGGTATTTGTATATATGGTATATACTCTTTTATTTTCTTATGGAGCTGCGCGGCTTTCTTATAATTATAATTTGAATATTGGCACATCAAGTGGAATGACTGTACTGTACGTTATACTATGTTTCCTATTTAGCGGGTTTTATTATCCATATTATGCTATTATGTTAGATCCATTAGGAAAGAGAAGAAAATGATTTAAATCTTATCTAAAAAATAGAAATGCCTTCACCCCGAGGAAATAGAAATACGCGTAAACTTGTACATAGAAGTCCTAGAGGATTTCGTAAGACTATTGGAAATGCGTGGCAGAGTTTTACAGGACTTACTAGACGTGCTGGAACGGCATTAAGACAAGCTGGAAATAGAGTTGTAGGTTTTTTTAACCCTGTGAGGCGTTGGGCAGAAGTAAGAGCAGGCAATAGAGAAAGACATCGAGAAAGAAGAAAGGGAGAACGTGCCGCAAGCAGTGCAAGAAATGCACGTATTAGAAACGCTTTAGGAGATAGAACTCCATTTCAACTTTCAGTAAGTGCACACGCTTCTTCTTTAGGAAATAGCTTAAGAAGAACAAGAAAATCTATATCAAATGCTTTCACTTCATTGACTCGGAGATAATGATTACATTTTCCGTGTTTTTCCCCGTCGTCGAGCATTAAAATATGTGTGGAATTTATTTGTTGAATATCCATATTGAAATAACATAGATGCCTTGGGAATACTTATTTTTGTATGTAACATTGGATCCGTAATACCTTTCCAATGGAGTGGATAAAAATAATTCATTGGATACATATGTATATCTGGAAAATTATCCTTATGTTTTGTATACATACGTGTGACATAAAGTGGTCCTACGCGTTTCCAGGCAGGATCTTTTGATTTCTTTTTTGCATTTATTACGAGGCCATCGAGAAGTATTTTTATAAATGGATGTTGCCGTATAGTACCAATAAGGCCATTGGCAACTAACCGCCTTGTATTATTATGTTTAATAGCTAATTTGCGTGTTTGTGTATCTTTTTTCTTCAGATTTTCCCATCCAAAAAAAACTCCAGCTTTATTCTTATTTAAAAAAGCAGCAAACTTTGCGGGCTTCATAATGACGGAATCTGCGTCAATATAAATCCCACCGTATTGATATAATGCTAGGAGACGAATAATATCTGCTCGCCCTGCCATTTCATTTTTGAAATTTATATATTCTTGCCGAAGACCTGGAAATGAGCTCCAATCAAGAGAATCTATGCTAGAATCCGTCCATACTTTATATACATATCCATATTGTTTAGCAAAATCTTTTACTGTTTGAATCCATTCAATAGGTTGTGCGTTTGTTCCAAGCCATATTTGATGTATTATTTTTTGTATTCCAGCGCCTGTTTCGGCCATCCTATTTAACTTTGAGAAAATACATCGTGCTAATAATAGAATGTTACTATATCTTTTGTCTACTATAGCCGCATTTGTATATGGACAAGATATTGTTAATTCTACAGGATGTACAACACCTAACTGTGTATTTGCAAATCCAAATCTGCGATTTGGAAGTGGTACAGAAAACTCAATAAATACGTGGGGGTTATTTCAACAACCTTGGTATTATTCTCGTATTGCAAATGCCTGGTATAAGCTTACATTTGCGAACTATCCTCTTGATACTGCGATTGGATTAGGAAGCGGCTCATCAAGTTGGAGTGGTGCGTTTATTACGGATCTTTATAGTCTCACTCCTACTAATGCATTCATTGATTATAGCAACTTTACGGTAGACAGTAGCGATACTACAAAAACGGTAGGTCACGGTATTATTGTAGCTCGTCGTAGTTTTATAGTTTCCGGTCAACAGCTTATTATACAAAATATGTTCTCTTTGGGCCTAAATGATAGTTTCGTAAAAGTGACTGCCTCCATCATAAATAACTCTACGGCTCCAGTACAAAATCTTATTATTTGGACTGGGACTCGTGATGATTTCGTAGGTACAACTGATGTAAATATAAAAACACGCGGAAATCTTAATACCGGTAGTTTTGTTCCTGTAACCGCAAATAATCAGTCATCGCGTGCGATTATGATTACAAATCCGACGGAAGGAGTTCTTTTCTATTCAGAAACGCCCGGAGTAATGACGGCATTTTCTGTGTGTTGTTCTTTCTCAAATGTATATAATACAAATCCTCTGACGCTTGCCCCATCTACTCCGACAGGTACTGATGGTTCTTATGCGGCTGTATTACCTATTGGGAATTTAACGTCAGGGTCTTCTGGAACTATTGTTTGGTATTACGCGGCAGGAGCTATTTCTTCACTTGGAAGTGTGGCACAAAGTGTGGCAGTTGATCAAGTAATAAGTGTAGGAGGTTTATCTAGTTCTTCAACTGATACAGCCACTACTACACCGACTGGTACACCCACTAATACACCCACTACTAGGGCAACTAATACACCAACTAATACACCGAGTTATACAGCCACTAATACAGCCACTAATACACCCACTAATACACCCACTAATACACCCACTAATACACCCA